AGCAGCAATTCCTGCTTCGCGGCGACTCCCTGAAAAAACTCCATGCGCTGCTCGGGCAGCGACGTGCCCATCGCGGTCGCGACCGTCACTTCCATGTTCGCGTCCCAGGACGAGACGTCCACCTGCACGTACTCACCGCGCAGCTTGACGAGCCGCTCTTTCGGTTGGTGCTCGACGAGCGTCTCGTAGATGCCGCGGAACAACGGCTTGAGCGCCTGCTCGGCGAACTGGCGGGCCAGCACTTCGGTGCGCTCTTGCGACGAGCCGACCGCGGCCTTGACCGCTTCCTTCGTGGACGACTGGAGGGCGTCGGCGTCCATAGACATGGCGCCTTTGTTCTTGCCCGTGCGGTTCTCGCCGACGCCGTCGAAGTACGCGAGGATCGGCATCATGTCGCCCCCGGTGAAGGGGTGGGTGAACGGCGTGACCGCGCCATCGCGCTTCATGCGGATCGGGGCGCCGATCTCCGTGTTGAGAATATCCTCAACACTGGCGAGCCCTTCGATGAACGCCGTGCGCGGGAAGATCGACAACGCGGCGCTGTCGAGAATCCCGCGGGTCACGTCCGACTTCACGCGCTGCAAGTCCATCGTCAGATCGGCGTACGACATGCCGCCCATCGTGTGCGCCTCGGGAATCGGCACGAACGGCGCGAACGGGGCGCGGCGGGCGGGCTTGTTCCAGACCGGGCAGTAGCTGTTGCCGATCGTGCAGATGTTCCGCAGCTCACGCTTGCCGTCGCCGTCGTAGTCGATGCGGAAGTAGCCCTCGACGTATTCGATCAAGTCGTTCGCTTCGCCCGCTTCCGGGTTGTCACCCATGTTCGGCGAGGCGGCTTGACGCCGGGCCTGCCGTTCCGGGTTGCCATCGCGGCTCTCGTTCGACGCGCCGGCATGCTTGTCGAGCAGGTCCTCGTCCACGCCCATTGCGATCAGATCGCCCTTCGCCAACCACGTCCGGTGCCCAACGAACAGCGCCGTGTCCACCGTGACCGCTTCGCGATCGCGCAGAAACTCTTCGGGCGGCAACGCCCACACGCGGGCGCAGCCCTCGTGCTCGATCGTGTACGTGACGTCAAACAGCGGCTCGTCGCCGGGCTCGGCGTCGTCCATGTCGGCGGCGTCGACACTCAGGATCGTGACATCGTCGCGGGCAGCGAGCGAGAAAAGCTGATCTTGCGTCAGCGCGTCATCTTCGGCGGCTTCCGTCTGCCCGTCCTCCCATCCCCACTTGAAGACGCCGAGCTGCCGGATCAGGCCGTCGTCGAGCACGGCGTCCGTCAGTTGGAACCCGCGGTTGTCCTCGGCGAATACATGCTGCACGTAATCGGTGGCCTGCTTGGCCTTGGCGACGCTCGCCTCCGTGCGCGGATGAAACTCGACCTGACGCTCGGGGCCAAAGAACACGCGCAGCAGCGCCGGCTTGACGCCGAGGATGGTATCGCGCACCTCGGTGATGACAACCTGCGAACGGCCCTCTTCCTCGTTGCCGAACTTCTCGCCGTGGTAATACTTCGTCGCCTCGGCGCGGAGCGGCGACAACTCGTCGTCGGCGAGCGTTACGGCGTCCTCGATGATGCCGCGGATGATGCGGCGCAGATCGACGGATTTCATCTTGCCCTCACCCTTCCGCGCCTGCGGGCGTTCGGCGGGGGTCTTCGAGTCGTTGAATTTGTAGGTCGTCATGCTTGCGTCACCCGGCCGATCGCGTGGAACCCGATTCGAGACTCTGTGTCGTCCTCATCTACGACCCGCGTGGCGCCGTCATAGCCGCCGTGCTGCGCGGAGGCGACCATGTCTTCGAGCAACGCCGCAATCTCGTCCTTGAACATCTTGCGGAACCATTTCTTGTCGGCTGCGGTGAGCGCCATTATGCGAGCCTCTTGAGCGCACGCCGGAGCGGCGTCTTCCACGAAGCGCGCGACTTCTCGTTCCCGCCGATCGCCGTGACGGCGTCGCCGGCAAACGTGAGCAGGAAGGCGTCGGCGAGGTTCGGCGACTGGAGGCCGCGGGTCTTCATGTGATCCTTACTCTCTGCTTTCCACTTTCCGTTGGAGGTGAAGCCATACGTCGGCCCGGCCAGCTCGGCGGCGAGGCGCTCGTCACCGCGCAGCGAACAATTCTTTGCCTCGAACCACTTGCGGCCGGTGAACCACAGTTCCGTGCGCTGGCTGTCGTATCGTTCGTCGAAGATCGTCGGCGACTCGCTGACGTTGATGCCGCGCGCCGGCAGACCCATTTCGGCGAGCCGATCACACACGCCCGCGCCGATACCGATAGCATCCACGAGAATCTCTGAGGGACGATCCTCGGTTGACGCGACGTCCCACTCATGCTTGATCCAGCCCGTTACCTGCATCGTGTCAAAGCCGCGCTTCTCCTCGACCGGCTGAAGCAGCACGTTGCCTTTGCGCTTGGCGAGCGCGGACGCATCGTTGCCGAACCGCGCGCAGTCCACGCCCCAGATGGGCCTCACGCGCTGCGCTTCTACGTCGCGATCGAGTGCGGACTCGCACAGCTCGAACGGGATGATCGAGTCGTCGTCGGCCTTCGGAAACTCACCGAGCACGCGCACGCGATAGACGTTAGAATTTTCGCCGTGTCGCCGCTTGATGCCCTCGATGAAGTCGGGCGCCACGCGCGGGTGCCCGATGCAAGAAATCTTGAACGTGAGCCATAGATCACGCAGCTTGTTGTGTGTGTCGTAGAACAAGCCCGTGCGCCGTGTGCCGTTCCCGGCGAGTATCGTGATGGCGGTAGGGCCGGCCATCGAGCCCTCGGCCGACTCGTACACGGCGTCGTGGATACCCGAGGCTTCGTCGCAAATCAGCAGGACGTTCGCCGAGTGCTTGCCGGCCATCGCCTCCGGTTTCTCGGGGCGACTTGTCGCGAAGGCAACAAACGATTCGTGCCGCGCCGCCTTGAGGAAAATGTGATCGGTCTGTACCTCGAACAGTTCTTGCACTTCCGGCTTGAGTTTGCTCAGCCACGCCTTGGCTTCGGCGGCGAGGCCGTCGAAGAGCTGACTCTCGGTGGGGGCCGTGCAGATCGTCTTTTGCGGGAAGCGCGTGAAGAGAAACCACGCAATGAGCCACGCGAGCAGTGTCGTCTTGCCTACGCGATGGCCCGAGACGAGCGAAATACGCCGCGCGCCATTGGCGACCGCAAGCATGATTTCGATTTGCTTCGCGTCCGGCGTGCCCCCCAGCATTTCCACCACGAACAAGTCGGGGCGATAGTAGTACTGGTTGCGGAGCGTGACGAGGGGGTTCTCGGCGGCGACGGCGATCACGCGGCGGGGTCCGTCAGTGGATACGCGAGATTGATCCAGTCGCTGATAGCGGCGATCTCGGCGTCGGAGAGCGCGTCCGTGTATACCCACACGCCGCCAATTCGCGGGTGCGGGGCGCCGTTCGTGTCGTCCCCGATATACAAGAAGCCGGCGGGGACGTCGTCTATGGTGCCCGCGAGCACGCCCGCGGAGTAGCCGTCGTCATCCGCCACCGTGTACTGATCGCCGGGCGTGTTGACGCCATCAGCGTACCATCTCAGGCGCCCGCCGACCGGGTCGTCGTGGTGAATCTCGCCGGCAAGCGCGCCGCCGAACCCCGTCGCGCCACCAATGACGTGGGCGCGATCGTAACGCACCGTGAACACCTGCGCGTCGGCGGGGAATATCGCGGAATTCCCCCCGTAGGAGGCGTTGCCGCCGTATTCGGTGGTGCTGTACGCAACGTCGCCGTGTGGTTTCAGTTGCCCGTCGAGCCCGTCCTCCGTGAAGACGGAGAGCGGATAGTCGCTTTGGTCTGTGTGCGTCAGCACCGACTTGAAACTGCCAAGCGGGGCGGAACGCGGCGCGATTGCAACGAACACCGTAAACCCGGCAGGGTCGGCATTCAGCAAATCATCAAGCACCTCGTTCGCGAAGACGATTGCGTCGCCCGCGCCGAAATCAAACGCGCTTTCACCGACGACTTTCGTGGGGGTGCCGACCTTCGTGTACGGCTGTCCGGTACAGGCGTGATCCCATGCGTGGTTGAGCGCCGGGATAAACTCGAAGCCGAGCACGTCCCGGCGATACGGCACCTGCGGCGGCGCGACTGGCGGGGTAACCGCCGCCGTGCTGGCGCCAACTGAGGGGTGGGCACGACGCGGCATGTTAGCCCGCGGCCACAACTACTTCGACGTGATTGGATTCTTTGGAGCCGCCCGTCACGTAAATGTCGGCGGTGCCGGGGGCGACGGCGGTGACGGTCACAGCAGCGCCGACTGCCGCCGCGGTGGCTACTGCCTCGTCGGTCGAATGCGCGGTGAGCGTGGGGAGGGCGAACGCGGTGCCGACTTGGTCGAACGCGGCGCCGGTCAGAACGATCTCGTCCTCGACTTCAAAAGGGGGCGTGGCCGGTTGCTCCGTCAGCGTGAGGGACGTGAGCGCAGCAACTCTCGGCGCGAGAGCCGCGGTCGAAATACCAATCGGCGATCGGTGGCGACGGGCCATCTAGACCGCCGTAGCGGAGAGGGTCGCGTTGCCGGCGTTGCCGCCTGACTTGACTCGAATCTGCGCGCCGTGCCAGCCGGCCAGGGGCCACGTCTCGCCACCTGTGGAATTTTTGTAGAGGGCGAAATCGCCGTCGTCAGCCGGGTCGCCGCCCGCCTTGAGCAGCCACAGTTCGTAAACGGCCGAGGGGGGACCCGCCTAGATCAGCGTCGTTACGCCCTAGAGGGATTCCGGCGAGGTGAAGGTGATATTCGCGGGTGCGTAGTCGCCGGAACCAGCGGGGACAGCGAAAACGGCGCGTAGCTGATTGAGCACGTCGATGGATTCACGCGGCCTGCCTGTGGGTAGAAGTCA